TTTTCAATCAGCGCAAGCAGACAAGTGAGAAAGACAAAGCCACCGGCTTGCCCGAATTGGGACCAGAATTTTTTGAGCAACGATATGCCAGTAACTAAGGAGAAGAGTATGAAGCATGAAAATTTATCGGAAGCGTTAGCTGCTGCGCAGGCAGAGATGGGTCACGCCCATTTTGATAGTGTGAACCCGCACTTCAGATCGAAATTTGCGTCATTACCTAGTGTGATCGATGCAGCTAAACCGTTAGCGGCACATGGGATAGCCTTTATTCAACACTCAAGGCCCCAGGAGAAAGGCGTTGGGATAGAGACAGTCTTATACGGGTATGGAGAACAAATCGGCACAGGCGTTGTCCCTGTTCCTGTAGACAAGTCTAATGCGCATGGAGTCGGCGCAGCGATGACCTACGCAAAAAGGTACTCACTAAGTATGGCTCTGGGCATAGGCGCAGATGAAGATGATGATGGGAACGCAGCCGTTTCTGGTCCTAAAAAAGCCAAAAGCGTTGTGCAAACTGTGATTGATGAAGAAAACATCCAAGGCGATAAAGTTGAAGCGAATGCCAGGGCAGTCGCTCTGAGCGGAATCGATAACGACGATGAGCTTTTAGAAGCCTGGGATGAAGTAAAGGAAGACAACGACTTTACAGTGTTGGTTTGGCAGGAATTAAACAGCAAGGTCAGGAGCAGAATTAAGCGGCTTGATAAAGAGCGCAAAATATTGATGGAGATTGCTGAAGTTGCCGAAGCTAGAAAGGTTAAAGCGTGATCGTAACGGAATCAAAGCTTACTGAACTGACGGGGTATACAAGCGGCGAGATTAAAAATCGCCGCCAACGCTACTGGATAGAAGGCCAGCACTTCTTTTATGATGGTGGGCGTAAAGCTGTTTATGACATAGAGGCGATTGGAGAATGGCAAAAGGGATCACCGAAGAAAAAGGTCGATGTCGGATCAATTACCAGATCGACGGAGTTAGGCATTTCAAACGACTATCAATCCCCTACACGCCTACAGGAATTAAGAAAGCGCAAAAAATACGTTTAGCAATTATTGCTGAACACGAAAAATCCGTTGCCGCATCCGAGTTCAACAAGCCAGAAGCACCTACCGTTCTGGAGCTTTCGCAGACTTACCTAGAGGCTACAAGCCTAGCACCTAGTTCCCGCCGCAAAGCCAGGACCGCACTCAATAACTATTGGCTTCCATTTCTAGCCAATCGCAAAGTAACTCGCGTGAGCCGAATAATGTTAATGAACATCATTTCAAAAGAAATGTCTGGCCTGAGCGAGAAATATAAAAAAGACTTAGTAGGCGTTCTGCATACGGTTTTAGATTTAGCAACACCAGAGTTTTTGACGTTCAACCCTGCAGCAAAAATAAAATTCAAAGTAGAAAAGAAAACTATAGATCCATTTACGATAGAGGAAAGAGATGCGCTGCTCGATGCGCTCTACCAGTTAGAGCAAGGTGGACCGACTTATCTGTTTTATATGCTTAGATTTTATGCAGGCTTGCGCCCTGGAGAGGTGATTGCTTTAGAGTGGGGAGATTATGACGGCGAGACTCTTGAGATATGGAAAACAGCAACGGATGGTGAGCTTAGGCAGACTACGAAAAACCATGAACAGAGAAGCGTCAATCTACATCCTAAGCTAGTTAAAGTATTAAATAATTACCCTACTAGATTTACGCAAGGCAGGATTTTACAGAGCGGATTGAATGAGCCTTATAAACGCTACGACACATTTTCGCAGAAGTTTACAGCGGTCCAGGCAGAGTTAGGCATCCGATACAGAGATCCATATAACTGCCGACATACTTGTGCATCGATGATGCTTGAGGCAGGAATGCAACCAGCTTACTGCGCACAACAGCTAGGTCATAAACTGGATCAGTTTCTTAATAAATACGCTACGTTAATCAACAAAAAGAAGAACGATGCAGAGCATCAAAAGTGGGCTGCGACAGAGTGAGGGGTGGCACGTTTGTGGCACGTTTTGTATGCAGGGTGGCGCAGGGTCGCGCAGATGGTTTTTCAATAAGCATATAAATCAATTACTTAAACTGCGCCAGAGTGCGCCAATAGATCACTTCTAGAGTTCGAGTCTCTCCCTGGGCACCATCTAACTGATTGATTTTATTAGGAATAGGTTTTAGGTGGCACGTTTAAGGCACGTTTTTAATCCTGGTATTGGCCTGTGCGGATCATTTCAGCAACTTCATCTGCCCTCTTTCCGACTTGCTTTGCGTAAAGGGAATCTAGGAACTCATCAGACGCCCTTTCGTAATCTCTTGCTTCCATAGCTGCTATCGCCATTTTGAATTGTCTGAGCTTTGTGAGGCCCATGTTGAAGCACAGATTGATGATTGCTTCTTGCCTGACCTCATCGAGATCCTCGAACCATCCAAACATAGCTCGTAGCTCACGATTGCATCGGTCGATATCATTACTTAGAAGGAAATCAGCTTCTTCATCACTGATACCAATACCTACGCCATCTTCTACGCAGCGACCATAACCTAACGTGGCGTATCCTAAATGATCCTTGTAGACGTAATGAAACCCACGAGATTTAACTGAGCCTTCATGCCTTTTCAGTGTCTCTATTAATCTGCTCATTTATCGCCTCCGTGAGACGAACCGTAGAAGAAGGAAACCACCGAGGCCAAATTCGCCAATAAGCCGCCCAAGATTATGTTCAACAACGGCTCCATCTCCCTATTCCAGGTGTCTACCGCAACGATATAAAAAACAAAACCGAAGAAACCTAGCAGTATCAAGAGCGCGAATACTTTCGGGGTCCAATCGCGCCCGAATGCGCTCCTCGCTGACTGGGTGTCCTGATTTCTGAGCTTTACCAAATCGACATCTAGCTCCCGCATCTGCACCTCAAATGCTTGTTCAGCCTGCTTTACTGCCAGTAGCTGTTCTGGTGTTGGATGCTGCAATGCTTGCGCTATGCTCTCCTCAGTCGGCTCTACAGGCTTGTCATCGGTACTGAGCACTTTGCTCAATGCGGTAATTGCAACGGACCCTAGCGGCCCTGTGAGCGACTGAGCTATGCTCGGTGCGACTGCGCCTAGAACGCCTGTAATTGATTTGATGCTAAATGCCATGAGATTTCCTAGCTTTCGTTTGTGCGGTCTTACTTAACTCGCCGTAATGAAACAGCTTTTTGCTTCGGGGGCCGTGAGTCGCGCCAGAGTGCATATCGCCATTTGGCATTTTGTGCATCCCGCCATTGTGTTTGGTTCCATCTCGAAAATAATGATTAACGCCTTTTGCCATCGTCTGCCCTTAAACTGTTACTAAGATCCGTTGTCCGGTTGCTTTAGGCGTTGTCGTACTGAATTCGCCGTTCTTCTTGATATACGTTGTACTATCGTAAAATGTCTCTATCACCTCGCGTTTTGAGTTCGTTTCTGCCGCTCTTAATTGCTGGACCTCGATCTTCTGAATCTGGTGTCGAGCATTTGGCGGTTGCGCCTGGACACTGTTAGGAAACGGCGGTATCTCACTCATCTTTTGGCACGCTCTTCAAATCGTGAAAAATAATGCTCGTGCCTGCTTCTGAGCTTTTTATAATTTTCGGCTCACAGTGCAGCTTAAACTTGTTTGTTTTAGGCAAAACGTGCGCCCAACGCTCAGCTGATTGTGCTTGGATAGCCAAGGAATGTTGAGAGCAGCTAGTGAGGGTTCTGAAGTGAACCTGGAAGCTCATATCTTGCTCATTCCCTCTAAACATAAGTAAAACGTAAACAAGCATTTCCATTAGATTTCTCGCTTCTTCGTAAGCACCTGAGTTTTCTGTGCGTTGGGTTGCATAAGCCCCCAGGTCAAACCATCTACATCGACCTGATGCGCTGTTCCCAACACACGAGGCATAGAGTTACGGATGTAGATTTGCTGCCCGAAAAGGCACTGCTTTTGGTTTTTTTTCAGCCACTCTTTAGCAACTGCGTGTCGCTCTGGTGGTGGTAAAAAGCGTAGGTTGTTCCACTCTCGAAGGTCGCAGAACAGACAGGGGTTTTTAGGATCGAATGCTAGTTGACGCTCAGCATCTTCTCCAAGAGCATCTGTAACTGCGCTGCGCTTTTCTCTTGAATCTTTTCTTGTCTGGCTAGACTGTCTATCACCGCCTGCACCTTCTGGTCTGTGATTGCAATAGCGGTGTTGTTCTGTTGCGCCTTTTTTACTGCGGCCTCTGCAACTTTTTCTATGCGCTCTCGCTCATCGCTAGCGTGGGCAGTGTTTGCCGTGAGAACACCCCAGGAGGTTGCCACGGTTAATACACCAATCAACAGCGGCAAGGCCCAGGTTGGGACTTTAATCGTTCCATCACTCATCTTGTTTTTCCTCTTCTATTGGCTCTTCAGCCGGTTGATCTTCTACTTCGGGTAGTGGAACCACGCCCTCAACAGAGTTTTTAATTAATAGCTCATACTCAAGTAGCAAGCTTCGATGCTCTTGAAGTATGTTTTGTCGGTCTATTTGTTCTTTTTCTAGTCGCTTAAAATTGTTAAACAGCGTTTTAGTTTGGTCGGATAGCGACGATGCTGCATATTTAGTTCCGAAAAGACGCACCACTATATCGTTTTGTTTGCTCATATCTGTCTCCTAATCTGGAACGATTAGAATACAGGATATAAACTATGGGTTTAATTTATTTAGCTTTTTTATTAACCGTATAAATGGCTATGCACATTGCTACCAAGGCACTCCGTTGGCCGACACGGGGTTTTTCTGGAGTTCAATCTGGTCTTCGACTGATTTCTCGTAACCTGCAACTTGATCATCGCCCAAGGCATTTTTTGCCCAACCCACCGCTTGCTCTTCTGTTATATCAGCATAAGGCGTAAATGAATCACCCGGCGCAGCCAAACCGACAGTGCCATAGATCCGACCGCTGTAGGTGACATCTCCGTCCACCTCTGAATCCGTTGCGGTCCAATGGACGGTTGTCACAACGTCCGTTTTTGACCCATCAACCAATTGCCTATCTAAAGTTCCGACGTTCCATTCAATTGTCATTTTTAATCCTCCGTTACCGCTGTTGTTATCTTTGTGTTAGCCATTCTGTAATGCCTTTATCTCTTCTTTTAATAACTCAATTTCTTTGCTTAATTCTTGAATCGCAGAAACATATAAAGCGTCTTTTGCGCTTAGTTGCGTGTTGTATTGCTTATCATCTGGCTGCAACGGGTTTTTATCGTCTTCTCGAGTTGGCACGACAATGCTAAAAAGATTCATGTTGTCTATGACTTCCGAAGATTCTTCTATTTCCTGAGCGACGAAACCATATTGAGTTCCCGCTTTACCTTGTCCCTCCTTCCATGTGTACGTTCTTGGGGTCAGAGAATTTAATACTCTCAAGCCGTCTGAGTAATCTTCAATATTATCTTTCAGCCTTCTATCAGAGATTGTCTGAATATCAGTGCCGGTCTTTGTGTAAACATCGCCGTTTGAATAAATATAGAATTTGGGGTCAGTCGCGCCAAGACCCCTTATAAACCAATTAGATGCATTGTTGACGTCATCATTAAAATTAACCATCAACCCATATTGATTTGTCGTCCCTGACGCTGAACTACACTGCAATATTCCATAACCAGGTTCGGCTTGCCATATCTCATGGGTTTGATTACCTATGTTGCCATGATCAGAGTAAGAAGGCGTTGATGCAGACGCACTCAATTTCATCGCACCATGATGATTTATCCGCATATGCTCATACGGCGTGTACCCATTTTTTCGAGTAGAAATTAATAACCCACCACCGTAATCACCCGCTGTACTGTTTTCTTTGAAACCTTGGACTGTTCCAAAATCATAAACAACAGATGAAGTACCGCTATAATAGCCTCCAAAAGATATACCCCCACCAAGACCAGCCGCTGCCGAAGTGGCATCGAGAATAAGTACGTTTCTTCTGCTTGCTCCATTGACGCTTGTAGTCCCTTGTATGTTGAATTTCTCAACGGGGCTAATCCCAATACCAATATTGCCAGTGCTTCCTATGTTGAAACGAGTCTCATAATTAGCGTTGTTTGCATCTCCTTGTCGGATTGATAAATCGTTGCCAGCGTCGTTATGTAGAAACTGAAACCCATAAACAGACGGTTTGTCAAAAGTAAGAGAACCATCAACAATTGTCAGGCCGCCGCTGTCTATACGCATCTTTTCAACGCTTCCAGCTGCAAAAGCTAAAGCATCATCTGAATGTGTATAATTTATATAGCCAGCGTAAGCGGCTGTCCCAGTGCCATCTGCAAATTGAATTGTTCCTGACCCATTATTTGCCGATTGAATCGCTATACGATTATTAGTATCTGATGTCGTTCCTAGAGTCAGAATTTCAGTTGGGCTACTATTACCAATACCAACATTGCCATCCGATGCTTGAACGAACAAAGCGTGAGTGCTTAAGTCACTCTCTACGCGAAAGTCTAAATCTACTGAATTTTCATTAACTACTGTTTCGCTAGGTGTCAAAGTAATCCTATCCCTAGAAGTACCAGCAACCATTGTTTGTATTATAAAGGAACCATCTTCACTTCCATCAGATACATCTGTAGCGGCAGTTTGTATTTGTGCATAATCTATTTCTTCATCATTATCATTCTCACCAGAAAAAGTAATGCCGCCAGTACCATCATTGTCAGCCGCGTTAGGCGAGTTACGATGTAGGTTTAAAAAAGGCCCAAACGCATCATCAGAATCTGTGCTAACAAGAGTAAGAACATCTGAGTTATCGGCAACAGTTATGGTTGCTCCAGCCGAAGATGTAATCGCACCATCTACTTGAAGCGTAGAGGCCATATCTACACTGCCGTCAATATCTACGACATCTAAGTTACTTATGCCGTCTACGTCTATATCGCCTGAGATGTCTAATGAAGCCACTACAGCCGTACCTGTAAGCGTAGGTGCGGTTAATGATTTATTGGTTAGCGTCTGTGAGCCAGTGAGAGTTGCTACGGTGCTGTCGATAGCAAGAGTGACCCCTGTACCCGAAGCAGTAGAGTCAATACCCGTCCCGCCTAATATGCCTAAAGACTCAGAGTCCAAGTCGATATCGATACTTGAAGATCCGTCCGTCACATCGAGATCCTGGGCAGTAACTTGCGAATCAACGTAAGCCTTAATAGATTGTTGAGTAGCTAGCTGCGTTGCTGAATCAGAAGACATATTATCTTCATCGAGGACCGCTGTACCGCTTACACCTGTATTAAGGACCGGACTCGTAAGCGTTTTGTTGGTTAGCGTATCGGTCGTAGCTTTGCCTACCAGCGTGTCAGTAGAAGTTGGAAGTGTGATGGTGCCTGTATTGCTTATAGTAGAAATTACAGGAGCCGTTAATGTTTTGTTGGTTAGCGTCTGTGATCCAGTGAGCGTTGCCACTGTCGAATCAATCGCTAGCGTAACCCCTGTTCCAGAGGCCGTAGAATCGATACCTGTTCCACCGAGAATTCCAAGCGACTCACTATCCAGGTCGATGTCAATGCTGCTCGACCCGTCTGTGACATCCAAATCCTGCGCTGTTACCTGGCTATCTACATACGCTTTGATTGACTGCTGCGTTGCAATCTGCGTACTACTGTCGCTCGACAGATCATCTTCATCAAGCACCGCCGAACCAGTTACGGATGTATTTAATACCGCACTCGTAAGAGTTTTGTTAGTCAGCGTGTCTGATGTATCTCGGCCTACTATTGTGTCGGTAGACGTTGGAAGTGTTAGCGTTCCAGAATTACTGATTTGTGCAATAACAGGAGTCGTTAGCGTTTTATTCGTTAGGGTCTGAGATCCAGTTAACGTGGCTACCGTACTATCAATTGACAGCGTTACACCAGTACCGGAGGCCGACGAGTCAATACCCGTTCCACCTAAGATCCCTAATGATTCGCTATCCAGATCAATGTCGATACTGGTGGATCCGTCAGTAACGTCTAAGTCTTGGGCTGTAACCTGGGAATCAACGTAGGCTTTGATCGACTGCTGAGTAGCGAGTTTAGTCGCTGAGTCAGAAGCCATGTTGTCTTCATCTTTAATGCCCGTAACCGTTGCGCCGTCACCTGCAATGTTTACAGACGTATTGGCGACCAGTGTAGTAAACGTGCCTGCTGCCGCCGAAGCTCCACCGATAACAGCACCATCTACTGTGCCACCATCAATGTCTGCAGTATCTGCTACCAGGCTATCTATGTTGGCAGTGCCGTTTATAAAAAGATCCTGCCACTCAGAACCGACTGCGCCCAGGTCATGCGTTCCATCTGCGCTAGGTATCAGGTCAGACGCAACATCGGCTGTAATCGTTACCGTATCGCTTGCCGCATCTCCTATCGTGGTATTGCCATTTAACGCCGTACTACCTGTAACCGTGAGGCTGGTAAGCGTCAGATTTTCGGGATCATCTGCGCCCTGCAACTGAAAATTACTGCCGTCAAAGATGATTGAATACAGACCGCCAGAGGATATCTCGCCACTAGCCAGGGCATCACCGCTAGGCTTAACAATGCTCTTTGCGCCAATGGACGATACGTTAATTGTGACTGCGCCCGTATTGGTAAAGCTTGCCTTAAACACATAACTATCGCCTGCC